TAGAACTCTTATAAATAATAATGAAGTCGATTATACAGACTACACAAACACAACGAATATGATTAATACAGGAGAAAAATCATGGACTTTGAAACTTTAAAGAATAGTCAAAGCAATTTTGACAAAATCACCAAGGCTCTGGAAACAAAACTTTCACCAGAGAACTCAAACAACAAAGACAAATATCAAGACGACAGGTTCTGGAAACCTGAACTAGACAAAACTGGTAACGGTTATGCTGTTATTAGATTTTTGCCTGCTTCAAAAGGCGAAGAAATGCCATGGCAAAGAGTTTGGTCTCATGCGTTTCAAGGCACTGGCGGCTGGTATATTGAGAACTCATTGACTACACTAGGTCAGAAAGACCCGGTTAGTGAAGAGAATACTAGACTATGGAATACAGGCATTGACGCCGACAAAGAAGTTGCTCGTAAGAGAAAAAGAAAACTATCTTACTACAGTAATATTCTTGTTGTATCAGACCCAAGAAATGCTGATAACGAAGGCAAAGTTTTCTTATTTAAATTCGGTAAAAAGATTTTTGATAAGATTACAGAGGCAATGCAACCTGCTTTTGAAGATGAACAACCAATCAACCCATTTGATTTCTGGAAAGGTGCAAACTTTAAACTGAAAATCAGAAAAGTTGACGGTTACTGGAATTATGATAAATCAGAATTTGAGGGTGTTACACCTATCGCTGGCGATGACGAGAAAATCAAGTCAGTTTGGGAAACACAATATCCTCTAAAACCTTTCGTTGATGTTACCAACTTTAGAACCTATGATGAACTCAAAGAGAAACTGAATAGGGTTATTGCTGGTACTTCACGAAATACAGAGACTATCGCCGAGGCAGACCTCCCACCTGCTGAAGATGTTTCTGTAAAAACACCAGATGTTAAGATGTCTGAACCTGCAAGTGTGAACGCTAATCTTGATGATGATGATGACACATTGAGCTACTTCAATAAACTTGCAGAGGAAGACTAGTCCTTTCTCTCTCAAATAACACTGGTATTTGACCCCTACACTTGAAATATAGTGTAGGGGTTTTCTTTTGGAACATATAAATAGCTGTGTTATGGCAATCAATATATTTAAACCATTACGAGACTTACAAGATGGCGAACTGAAATCGCAACGATGGTACAGAAACGCAGTATCATTAATTGCAGATAGAGTGTCGGCAGGTAAGTTAATGGGTCAAGGAAAGTTGCTAGGAAGACCTAGTGCAGGTCGTATGGCAATGTTCTATTATGACCCTAAATATAAGAATACACTACCTTATTATGATAGAGTGCCGTTAGTGTTACCTGTTGATACTATCAAAGGTGGTTTTGTGGGACTTAATTTTCACTATTTACCATATGCATTGAGATATAGATTATTACAGAATTTACAAGGTTACGCAACTAACGATAAGTTTAATAGAACAACTAGACTAGATGTGGACTACTCAAATATTGCAGGTGAAGGATTAGTAAAACCAGCAATTAAAAAATATTTGTACGCACATGTTAGAAGTAGATTTTTGAGAATAGACGCAGACGAAATGGCAATTGCAATTAACTTACCAGTAGCAGATTTCCAAGGTGCAAGTTTGGGTTCAGTATTCAGTAAATCGAGGAGAATGATTTAATGGCAATATTACGAGGCGGAAGAAGAATTGGTAATTTTGACATTAGACTTGGTATACCGAGAGACAGGTCATTAGACAATGTTGCTGGGGACGCAAGACTAAAAAGAAAACCAGGTAATCCAGAAACAACTATCGGCAGATTTATGGCTGCAATAGGTGATGGTGAGGGTTTTGCTAGACCTAATAGATATCTTGTTAGAATATTCCCACCTAAAAAACAACAACTCGGTTCATATGGCGTAAAAAGTTTAGGCACAACATATACACCTTTCGGAGACGCTTACGAGGCAAAAGACACATATACATCTTCAGAGATGACAAGAAATGTTGCCATGATGTGTAACACTGTAACATTACCTAACAGAGATGTTAACACTACAGGTTATAACACATACGGACCAAAAAGAGAAATGCCTTACGCATATTCATATTCAGGCAATATTCAAATGAACTTCTTTGGCGACAAGTATTTAAGACAGAGACACTTTTTTGAAGAATGGCAAAAACTAATATTTGACATTGAAACTCATGATATGAATTTTTATGATGGTTACATTGGCACAATGGATATCTATCAATTAGGTTCAATGCCAAATAACGCAGACAGAGACAGAATTACTTACGCAATCAGACTATATGAAGTTTACCCACAAACTATAGGCAGTATAGAATATAGTTATTCGGCAAACGATAGTGTAGTGAATGTACCAGTTACACTAAACTTTAGACACTGGCGTAATTTGCTTGCTGATGAGATAGACGGCGCAACTATCGGCAATAGCAGTGGTGAGGTACCCACAATCAAGGCGTCAAAAGACTTCGGATTATTCGGTGGCATATTAAACAAATTACCACCTGAACTAAGACGAGCAGGCAGAGACATACTTAATACTACTAAGAGAAGTTTACCTATCGGTAAGATTACAGGTGGTAGAGTATTCCCGCCACTTACATAATAATTGAGGAGAAATAATGACATTACCAGTTATTGAAACGCAACAATATGAATTGACTTTGCCATCAAAAGATACAAAGGTAAAATTCAGACCTTTTCTTGTAAAAGAAGAGAAAGTGCTATTACAGGCACTAGAGAGCGAAAATCAATCAGAAATCATTACAGCATTAAAGATGATTGTTTCGGCATGTACCTTTAATACTATCAATGTTGATGAATGTCCTACTTTCGATTTAGAATATATCTTTTTACAGATTAGGTCTAAGTCAGTAGGTGAAATCGCTAAAATCAAAGTGTTATGTCCAGATGACAAAAAGACTTATGTAGAAACAGAGGTTGATTTGTCTAAAGTCGATGTATTAGTCGATGACGCACATAACAACAACATCGTTATTGATGAGAGTAGAAAACTAGGTGTAATTATGAAATACCCTACAGTTGCTTCTATTGATGTAACTAAGGATTATAAAAACACTAAAACTGATACTCTTTTTGAAGTAATCGGTGCCGGCATTGAGACTATCTACGAAGGTGATAGTGTCTTTCAGGCAAAAGACTATACAAAAGAAGATTTGATGAAATTCATTGAAAATTTAGACGGCTCTGTATTTCAAAAGTTGAAAGACTTTTATGAGAGTATGCCTAAACTACAACATGAGATTGAGATTGAAAACCCAAAAACAGGAGTTAAATCCAAAGTAGTGCTATCAGGCCTACAAGATTTTTTCGGGTAGCCCTTTCTCATGATACCCTTGAAAACTATTTTCAAGTGAATTTTGCTTTAATGCAACATCATAAATATTCTTTGAGTGAACTTGAAAATATGTTGCCTTGGGAAAGGGAGATATATATTACATTATTGACTAATCATATCAAAGAAGAGAACGAGAAAAATAAACAGAGAGAGCGACAGGCAAAAACCGGTCGATAGGATATGGCAGAAGAAAAAATTGTAGTACCTGCTGATAAGACAGAAATCAGTAAGAAAGTAAGTCTTGATTTAGAAGTAGATACTAGCGTAAAAGATTTGGGACCAAATCCATACGCAAAAATAATTCACATGGCGAGAGCAGTTGACGCTTGGAGAATATTCCCAAGATTGTTTTTAACTGTATATATTGTTTTATTATACAAATGTGTAATTTGGTATATGAACTTACAAGCACCTACTATGGAACAAAGTGGGTTAATCAGTATCGTTGTTGGTGCTGGTGCAGCTTGGTTCGGTTTATATACAGGTTCAAGTAAGAAAAACAAATAGGTTAAGTAATGTCAACAGCATTAGCAGTAGTCGAAAGTCAACAACAAGTAGTAGGCAGAAGTTTAACAGGTGGTGCAGCCGCTGTTACACCTATGCAATCTGAGGGACCTGCTCAGATACTAGAACAACTAAGAGACTTATCATTAAGACAAGTAAGACTTCTTAGTGAGATGGTTGACATATTCAAAACATCGTTAGCATTTCAAAAAGAAAGTGAGATGAGAGCGAGAGACCAGGCTACTGAACTAGGCAAAGAAGCGCCTGTAGCTGCATTAGCACCACCAGAACAAGAAACACCAGAACCTAATCCTGAGATAGAAGATAAAGTATCAGGTCTACAAAAACTAGGTGGGTTCTTAACAGCATTGCCAGGTGTAGGTTTCATCACAAAGATATTTGC